TTAGAGCTTCGGGAGCTGTAGTGATAGCGTGTTCAAATGATTATGTGAGAGTGAATGATAATCATATCTCTAATATATATTCAAACTTAGGGAAATCACCAATAGAAGCTTGTACATTAAGAGGATCAATGGAAAGGGGGCAAGTTACTGATAGAAATCAAGGTTGTAGAGCTGCTTCGGCAATATTAGAAGAATTGATGTCTCAATATGAAATAGACCCATCTAAATTAAATAATAATTCTTGGCTTCATTCTGTATTCATGGATAAAATTGAGGATACAGGAGGAGATGCTTCTATCTTTTCTTTAGTTGTGAATCAATTATCTGATGACACTATTGATTATATATATAGAATAGTTCAAAAAGATCAAATAGGAAATCGTGAAATATCAGTTCTTAATGCTGTTTTTAGACTTGGTGCTCTCTTTGTGGAAACGATATCCAGGACTCTATCTGATTGTGTAAGAGATGTAGATCTTCTTGAAGATAAAGATAAAGATTATGTTTTTGAAACAGCAGTAAAAACAGCTATTGAAAAAAATAAAAAACAAGGGGATACTTTATGTTATGATAATTCAGATCAAAAGAGATGGGGTCCTAATCATCAATTAAATATTTTCGCTTGTATGTTTTATGGTATACTTCATAAGGAAAGAGGTCTATTGAGGATTATATATTTTGTTGCGGATAAAGTACTTCAAAAGAAAGCTAAATTTCCTGAATCACTAATTAAACTTTTTACAAAATTTGTTGAATCAAATAATGATCATACTAAAATAACTAGAGAGGGGTTAAATGATAGTCATGGATCTGAACAATTAAAAAAGTTTTTTTCCAGAAATGCAAATTCTTTGTTTGATAATGTTTTTGCTAAGGTTCTACCCTATGGAATGTGTCAAGGAATATTTCACTCTACTTCTTCTATATATCATGCAATAATGTGTAAATATGTGGAAACAATAGTTAACTTATCTATGAAAGGAGCTGTAGCTGTAAAATCATATTGTACCTCAGATGATGCATCTAGGATAATTAAAATAGAAAAAAGGCTACAAAGAATCCCAACTATCATGAGAGTTCATGGAATTGTTATAGAATGTGGGGTTCTTTTTAATATTCTGAGAAATGATTCTAAATCAGCTTATAATTTCTTTATAGCAGAATTTAATAGTATATTTTTTAAGAATGGTATTATGGCAACACCAGCTTTAAAACAGAGAATTTCTAAAATTGATGTAGGATCTGGA